ACTGCCAACCTCTTACAGTCACCGTTACTCCCAAGAGTTGCGATGGTATTAATGACGCCATCACTGGCGGTCAGTATGTTTGCTATGAGTGCCAATTTGTGTCGATCAACACCGCTGAGGTGGATCGCGAAAGCGGCGACGTGGCAACCATCGAGGTTGAGTTTACCGTCAACTACTGGACTCGGACCTGATTCCGAGTTTTCTTCAAGGCCCCGACTTCGGTCGGGGTCTTTTTGTATCTAGGGTAAAACAACAGAAAGCATACAATCCGAAAGGGATTCATGGCAAAGACGACGTTTAGTTCCGGGGTTATCGTCACTTCACAGTGGCTGAACGGGGCGCAGCAAATATACTTTGATGGACAAGACCTGGATTGGCACTACCCTCCCCTGGGTATTAGTTCTCTGGTGCTTTCCGGGCCGGATGGACTGGATAATCGATACGTGACTCTGGGTACGGACCAGCCGACTGTGGTTGGCGGAGTCTATCAGTCCGGTTCGCCGATTAGCGGCAGTAAGGTAGTTACAGGTCCTTGGAGCTACGGCTACGACCCGCTCCTGCTCGGCAATCCTGCGAACGTAATCGCAAATGCCCCCAAGAGCTTCACCACCAACGACAAGTACGAGAATGCTGGTGGTATTACACCTTCAACAGTTCCGCAGAGATTTGCAGCTCTGAACGCCGAAGATCTGATCACGAAAAAAGTTTTGGCTGAGTGGGCTGAGTTTATTCTGGAAGAGCTTGAAATTGATAATGGGGTTTACGCTTCCTCCGCTGGAAGCTGCACAAATTACAGCGTTGGTACGGGTAACTCCACGACTATTTGTCCTATTTGATGAGGTCGCCGTTGGGTTCGCGCCCTGGCTGGCGTTTCGTCTGGTGGCCCCCTCACGGGGGCTTTTTTCTTGGGCGGCTTCGCCGCCTGCGGCGCCTTGAACTCGCCCTGCGCGAAGGGTATAACTTTTGAAGAAGCGCCAAGCCTGTGGAAAAACAGCTCTCCATCGTCAAACTTGAAACCCGCCATCACCGCGTCGTGGCCCAGGAAAACTGGGGCCTGACCGCCGAGCAAATGGCCGGAATGGAGGTCCATCACAGGGTCCCCGTCAGCGAGGGCGGCACGAACGACCCGTCAAACCTTTTTGTCTGCTCGCCGTCGCTTCACCGCTGGGGCTGGCACAAGGGTGACCGAGGGTTTGGGGTCTGGGCTCACAAGGGGGGTCAAAAATCGGTTGAAACCGGAAACGCCGGTTGGACTCACGTCTCCGCCCAGGTCAAACGAGAAAATGGAAAGAAAAACAGTCAAAAACTGATGGCAGAAAAACGGGGCATTCACGGGGCGTCCTCCGAGCAGAGGCGAGCCTGGAACAAAGTCAACGGCGCTAAAGGTTGCCACGCCGCTGGCCGCTCTGCCCTTGAAAAAGGCGTCGGTCTGTTCGGTCTCTCCCACGAGGAAACGGTCGCCAACGCCAAGAAAGGCGCCTCGGTCATCAACAGCATTCAGTGGGTCTGTCTTGAAACCGGGCACCTCTCGACCTCAGGACCCCTCACGAAGTGGCAGAAAAAACGGGGCATCGACCCCTCTCGCCGCGTTCGCCTGGCGCCCGAAGAAAGCGCCTTTATTTTCGCTTGGGCCTGAAAAGGTCCGGCGGCGCCGAAGGCGCCAAGAGAGAAACTGCCCCAAAGGGGCAAACCAAGCAAGGGTAAAAGTCTGGAAAGCGTGTTGAGAAAAAGTGCCGCGTTATTCACCTTTGCCAGCGGTCAGCATTGACCCCAGAAACGAGGCGGAAATAGCCCAAGAGGCGGCTCAGGTCGTTTATGAGGCCTCGAACCAGACTCTCAATGACTTTTCATCGGGCAACCCCCTGGCGGCGCTTCTCCAAGGGTTGAGTTTCGCCACCGGGGAGTTTCTCTTTTGGGCCAATCAGTTGCCAGACGCCATTCTTGTCGAGTGGCTAGGTCCGTTCCTTGGCGCGATGAGGCGCTTGGGGACTTCCTCTGTTGCCCAACTTATTGTCACAATCGCGCCCAGTAACACCGACACTGTCATTCCGGTTGGGTCAATCTTTAGCACAGGTGGTACCACAACGGATGGCAATGCCATCAGTTTCGTAAACACAGAGGCTTATACTATTCCTGCTGGTCAGTCGGCCATTCGCATTACGGTTGCGTCCGAATACGTGGGAAGTCAGTATAACTGCCCTGCCAACTCCATCATTGTTGCACCCTCGATTGGAATCCCAGGACTCACGGTAACCAATCCTCAACCTGCGGTAGGCGGATCAGATGTCGAAACGTATGCCGAGGTGCAAGAACGTTTCTTCACCCTTATTCGCCGTAAGAATCCCGTTAGCCAAGAGGATTGGCAAGATTTCTTTACTGACTTCTACGGTCAAGGTACTCTCACCTCTGTTCAACCCAATCGTCCGAACCAAGGAACCTACAACTATCTTACCGACTATATTCGCCCTAACGGTCAAGTCTCGTTTTTTGTTCTCGGTCCAGGCGGCGTGGAACTCACGCAAGTTCAGCTGGAGCGTGGTCAAAACGCCGTCAACTATTCCGTGCCCGTAGAGAATCAAGGCCATCTGTATCCTTTTACTCTCAGTCAGGTTCAATACGACATTTCCCTGGAAATCGACGCCAATAGTTCGTATGGCGTCAATCTCAAGGACACCTCCCTCAACTTCAGAGATCGCCTTTTTCAAATCCTTACTCCTGGCACCGTCTTTCCTGCCACAACAGATCCGACAGTGTCTGATGTGGACGCAGCGTTTTACAGCACCTTTGACGCAACAGAACGCTTCATCAATCCACACATCGAGATCAGCGCAGCATACAATACTCCGCCTCTTTTAGATCCCTCCGCCGCAACCTACACTCAGGTGTATACATTTGAGCCGACTGGGGATATTCTCAAAGTTGATGACTTGGTTGAGACTACGTTGCCGATTCCAACTTTCTATCCCGTCATCGTAGACTACACTCCATACTCGATTGCCAAGCAAGATCAAACCATTTACAACAATCTTGTTCTTCAACAGATCGTTAAGTTGTTACCAGGGGTGTACCTCAGGGGCCAGGTTGTTTACTGGGATCCCGCCATTGGTGGAGACGGACAACTTCACGTTGTTTTAGAGAACTTGACAATCGAGTCAGAGCTCGTTTCAGTCATTTCCAATTTGATTGTAAAAGGGAAGATCTCTGCGGCAATGACTTACTCGCCGTGGGCTGTTGGCAACAACTATGTAGCAACCGTCGGCAGTTTGTACAGTCCTCAGATTGTGGAATACGACTACGCAGCGGACGAGTTTATTCCAGACCCAACATCTCCAGTCGCTTTGAATAAGCGCCCTGGAACTTTTGTGTGGGTGGTAAATCAAAACTTTACTCTTCTGCAACCGACGAACGACATTACTGGCGCTCAGTCTGCTTCTGTGTTGGGATCTCCCGTAACCCCTCAGTTGCTACAAGCAGGCACAAGCTACACAGCAGGCACTTGGGTTTACACGCCGCAGGTGGGTTCTGGTCCGAACCCTGTAGCCGATCCTTACTACAACTACGTCGATGTCACAAAAGGCATTGTCAACAAGTATGCTTATGTGATTGAGAGTTTCCTGTACGAGCCAAATCAACAAACTGTGAGTGTTTATTTTGACGCTCTTGTTGAGCAAGGAATCGTCAAAGAAATCGTCGTTCAAATCGGCGACACTGGCTTGCCGATTGCTAAATACAATCCTCGCTTCAGCGCAGGACAATACTTGGAATACAAAAAAGATGTGGGGTCCACACCGGAATACTACATTGCGGCGACGTATTTCACCCCCAACAGCCAAGACGCTTCCGTAATGGTTGAGGACGGACTGATCTTCCCCCTGTATTTGAACTCCAGTCAGTATTCTCAGTTGGTGGTGGCTCTGGAAAGCTCAACCTCCACACTTCAAACCCCAGTCCGAATGTTCACGTTTTTCAAAGGCGATCGAACTTTCTTCCGTCAAGGAAATACCGTTCTTTCTTACACCGCCACGGCAAACGTTACACCTTTGTTCGAGTTCTATATTTATCAAGGAAACGGAACTTTCATCCTTACTGAGCAAGGACAACCAAATGAGTTCCCGATTGCCAACTACATCCCCTTCTTCAACCCTGTTTACACAGAGTACGCAGAAGATACCATCCTTGCTGAAGATGGTAGAAATCTCTACCGTGTCATGAAAGCGTTCACTCCAAACGCAACTGTTGTGAACTGGACCAACACCACCGTAGCCAACACTGCCAGAATCGAAGAGTATGAAGGAAACTTGCTTCGCTATGTTCGTAAATACACTTGTGAAGAGGACATCCTTTCCCAACTCGGGCGAGACATTTCCGCGATTAAGCTCGGCGTGGCTCAAATCACTTTGATCCCCAAAGACAAGGGTCGTTTCACAAACTCACGGCAAAACAGCATCTTTGTTTGGGAAAACACCACATCCGATTTGGTTACACCTCAACTC